TTAGGGGAGGTAACACCGCGCAACATTTTGCAGCGGTTGGTTAGGAAGAGTCAGTTTTTAGAAGGTTCGCAAGTTCGAGCTTTAACAGCGAGTTATAAAATGAATCGAAATTTTAGTTTAACATTATCAAGGTCAGATTGTGATCATTCTGAGACCTGTGGATGTTCATTACTCGTGGAAGGGATTTCTTCGAAAACAAAAGGATTTAAGGTGGAGTGTAGTGTGGGGACTTTAACGGAGAGGTATCAGGAAGCTATATCACGGGTGAATACGTATGATTTTAGCACGTTATCCGATGTCTCAACTCCAGTTCAGAAGGAGGAGCAATATTTTCGGTCGCAAGTGTTACCTTCTGCGACGATGACTCCTTGTGAACCAATTGTAGAGAGTCCGGCTCGTTGGCCTCATGAGGTAGTTCTTCAAGAAGTCCATCCAAGAGTTAAGAATGCATTGAAGCGAGCGGATTTTCGGTATATGAAGTATAGATTTCCGAATATGCATATTTCGTGGGGGTTGATGAAAGAGATTTGGGGCGAGTGTGATGGTTTTCCCTCGCTTACAGCTTTAGTGCTTCGTGTTAATTCGATGTTCCATTGGGCGTGTGGGAAGACGAATGGACGTCCACATGTCGTAGCGGCAATGGCAAATTTGTATCCTCAGAAGTTGGCAAGAGCTATTTTGAGTATGTCTCGCCCGGAAATGGGAGAGGCTCCAAAAGATGTCTTTAAGTATTTGAATGATGCGATGGATTTGTTGTATCGGAAGATGAGAGTAGATCTTACTCGGAAAGACGTCTATAAGTTGACATTGGCTTCGTTGAAGGATATGTATATGGGTGCTTCGAATGGGAGGAGTAATGGTGTGAAAACGACCATAAAACCAACTCGAGATCATCCAGAAGAAATAAAAGTATCACCAAATGGAAAAAAAATAGATACTTTTGAGCAGGAGATAGATGCTATTCTGGAGTATTTGAGAACAGGAAAGGAGCCAAATATACCATGGGTGACGCCGCCGAAGGATGAGAATTTTGTCGGATTTGATAAGCAGATATCCGATGAGAAATGGATAGCCTGGAGAGAAAAGCTTAGGGTTTTTAACATACCGTGTTCTATTTATATTTTGATGGAGCGGTTGGTTTCTCATATCCGGATGTTTCGGGAGCGAGGTTGGGTCATAAGGATTGGGCATCGTTGGTCTCATGGAGGAGCTGATACTATAGCGAAGTGTTTAGGTGTTACATTGGATACTGCGTGGATATGTCAGATGTGCGAAGGAGATGCTAGGCTGTATGACCAGACGGTCGTGGAGCAGTGGGTAAATTTGTATTGGTCCACTATGGCAAATTTTGTTGATCCAAGGTCTGAGGATTATGAGATATTTGAACAGATAGTCAAGTTTCTTTTGAAGAATATGATTATCCGAATAACTCAGTTGTTTGGATCAGTGTGGGGCTTTGTCAAAGGAGGAGTTCCATCAGGAGCGTATAATACAAGTCATATGGATTCTTGGATAATGGCTATGTATTTTATGCTCTTTGCTATTTACCAGGTAA